TGTCTCGTTCCAAGACATATATTGATCACCGATTCTTTTTCCGATATAATCTTCAGAAGAAGGATTCAAGTTAAGACCAGTATAGCGCTCAACAGAGTTTCCATTTAAATCTTTAACAGCAACAGTGAATGTTCCATAAGGATTAACTGTTGAGTTTGTTGGAGCCTTGATATCTTCGATAGCAATCAGGTAATTCTTTTGAATGTCTTCTCCAACATGCAATGACTTGAAGCGGAACAACAATTCTTGATTCTTTTCTTGTTGAGAGATAACCCAACCAGAGAAAGCTTCTTTAGCACCTTCTTTGTGATAACCCCAGTTTCCTGTCTCGGCTGAACCTGACTGCAATGGCAAAAGAACGCCATATACTTCGCCTTGAGCAGCAGACTTCAAAGAAGAGATTTCTCTTTCAAAAGACTCTCCAAGCCAATAAGTTTTAGGGCTTGATACTTGTTGAGAGTTTGTTAATTGAGGGTTTGTATCAAAAACATTTCTGATATAGTTAGTCGAGTTTCTGTCGAAATTAAAAGTTACATCTTTGATTTTAGTTTCGGAGGTATCTGCTACTCTCAATACAAATTCGCAATTTGAGTTTGTATTTTGAATCATTGTAGCGGCTTCAACTTGTGAGGTGTTACCAGCGTGGTCTGTACCAACGAGAGCCAATGCGCCCTCAGAAGCATAGAATACAGCAGCAAGAGAGCCAGTCTCGTCTTGATTTGTTGAACTTGAAGCAATCATGAACAAGCCATAGGCTGTAGAGTTTGTATTTGCATCAGAATCAGCAGCTCCTAGTTTCCAACCAGCAGTTCCAGCGTCTCCAGACGCGTCTGTTGGGTGGTTTTCACCAGCAACTCTTACCATGACAACTGGGGACTCTTCTGAGGCTAGCCAAGCTTGAGCAGCATAAGAAGCGTATGTTGGGCCGGTCATATTACCGTCGCGCCACATATCGCCTTGTGCGCCATTTCCACCTGCAATTGGAGTTCCGAATACAGAAACGAAATCGTCTAAGTTCTTAACCAATACTGGTTTGTTAGCAGGACCTTTTCTAGTGCGACCAATAATAATGGGTCCTTCTGCTTGTACCTCTGCTGGGAGGTAACTTTGGTCGATTTCACGGATTTCAACTCCGGGTGAAAGAAAATCAAATTTTTTAGCCATCGACTGTTCTCCTTAAAATATAAAAATCAATTTCTTATTAAATAGTTGGACCATTTCCCAAAGTCAATTAAAATCCTCTAAAACCATCGTCGTCAGATTCCCAAGGCTTTTTATCTCCAACTATTACTCTCTCTCTAACTAGTTTAACTTCGACGATACTCTCTTTTGTAACGATTTGAGGTGCCTCTTCATTAGCCCCATCTCCCAACAAATACCCAAGAACCTTTAGTTCAACTTTAGTTTGAAACTTTCTTTCTTCTTCTCCAAGATTTGACATATTGTTTTCTTGAGAAAGGTTTCCTTCAATAAAAACTTCGTATCTATGTCCATTATATTCTGCGAATAAAGAGTTAATTTGTCCGGGTCTTGTTATAAATGGGGTCATAAGATCATTCATTTGCTGTTGGTACTCTGTTCTTAATATAATAGAGTAATTTACCTTAACCCAGATAGGAATTGGCATATAAGTGTCTTCATATACGACCCTTTTGTTCTCGACAGGGTAGTTTTCTTGTCCATTGTACTGTCCGCTGGTGGAAGAAGCAAATTTTCTTGTAGATTTTTGAGATATTCTTCTTGAAACGGCAAATGGATGCTTTTTATAGTCTCGACCACCACCTTTTGCGGGCCAATCGGTTGCTTGAAAGTCGCCTTTGAATGTAGCATCCTTCTCAAAGGAAGTTCTCTCGAAAGAAATCAAAGGAAGCTTCAATTTTCCAACGGAATCTCGAATATCTTTGTCTTTTGAGTTATATGCTCTCTCCGGAGACACCCAAAGAACAGGAACTTTCTTATGTCCGTTGTTTGTTGTGGTGTGAAGGTTGAATCCATTGTCAATCAAGTCATAGATTGCCATATCAATGGTCTCAATCGTAGAAGGTTGCAGTGGGATTATCTTAGTTGCCATTGAAAACTCCGTCTCTAGCTCTAATACACTCAGCAGTTACCTCAAATCTTGAGTCAATCTGTCCGAATAGTTGCTTAGGCTCGTTAATTTTAACTATCTCATAGTAAATACTGCCGTATCTAACGAAATCTCCTTCTCTAACATAAAGATTTTGATCTTCTGTGAGCCTTCTTTTGTGAAAGTTGACTTTTAATCCGGTTGTTTTGTCAATACCAACTCCGTCCATGAACTCTGTCTCCACTCCCATATATTCCACAAGGGCATATACGCGGATTGGGTGCAAGAAATTCTTCTCAATTGCTTCTCCATATAGAGGATGGAAATTTGTTGTCTCCATGTCAATTGGAAAATAAAGAACTTGTTGTCCAACAACTCTTTCAATGATTTCGTCATTAACTTGTTTAACAAGATTCTTTTCTTTCTCTCCAAGAAACATTGGAGAGGGAGGTTGCGTTGGTCTTTCCCATTCGTTTGACATTTAATTACCCCACAAAGATCTTCAAAGGAGTCTGCCCTACAATAGCATTTGTGTTCTCGACCATTGCTTTGTCGGTCTCCACCAACTTAGCGTAAAGCATTTCGTCAAGTTGTTTATTTAATTCTTCTCTTAAAGCTTGTTGTTCTGCTTGAGCTTGGGACAAAAGATCTGAAGCATTTAGAGATACTTGGTCTCCGGGAATTGGAACATTCCCTCCAAACTTTCCTCGAACTTGCCCAAGAGTTTCTTTTGATAAAGCAAGAGCGAATCGTCTAATCCACTGTTGTCCAACTGAGTTAATCTTGTTGAATGGAATATTCTCCATTGGCATTGTGTTCATATTGTTAACGCCGTCAACTCCATTGTCTCCATTGGAATCTTCAAAAGCGTCATTACCTCCAACAGTAAATCTAAACCAGAACTTCTCAGGAGATACCTCTTGAGGTGTTGGATAGAGTTTAAGCTTGTTATCTACAATCTCATACGAATAGTGTGAGGTTCTCGTGTAGAGGTGGTCCTCGTATGCGATTGCTTGTGCTTTGTTTTGCCATGCTGGGATGACGTTGAAGGTTGAGTCATCAGCGTACTGACCGTAGTTATGAAAATCGCCCACAACGTTAAGCCCACCATAATACCCATAAAATCTCCACATTTGTTGAGGTGATACGTAATACACCTGTCTAATTTTAATTCTTTGTCCTCCGTTCAATGAACCAGAGAACGGAAGTGTGTTATCAGCAGCTGCTGCTGCTTCAACGATTTCTTGCAAATCGTATTCTTGTTTATCTGTTACTGAATCGAAAGAAGCAGAAAACAAAGGCTCGGTTCCACCAACCATTGCCTCAGAGGAAAACTTGTCAGCAACTCGGAAGGCATAATCAAATTGAAACTTAGGATATTTCAGAGCAATGTCTGTTCCTTCTGTTAGGTCTCCCTTGTGATCAAATGACCCTGTAGGGCCGCCTAGAGCACTCCCTAGAGCATTTCTAGCTTGGTGGAGGTTCAAGATATAGGAATATTCTAAAACGGCTTCCTCGTAGTGATTATAGACGTTTTTAGCTGTCAACTCAATATCAAGAATATCTCCACCTAGTCTCTTGTAAGTAAAAGCGACCTGCGCTCTTGCTCCATCACAAAACTCTGTAGAGGTATAGTGTCCAATAGCTAAAGCGTCAATGACAGTAGCGTCGGAAACAGAAGCAACCGATTCCGGAAGCGTAATAGCCGATTGAGTTGAAGTTGGTGTTAAATCTGGAAATGCCATAGAATATCCTCCGTCCCTCTAAATAGTTCTCGATAAAAGAAAACCCCGACAAGCGTCGAGGTTCAGAAACACACAAAGGAAAATATTTTATTCTTCGTCTTTTTTGGCCTTAGATTTTTTATTAGAAGCTTTCTTTTTAGATTCTTCTTTCTCGGCCTTTTCTGCCTCAGCTTTTGCCTTTGCTTCAGCAGCAGCTTTCGCCTCTGCCTCTGCCTTGGCTTTTGCTTCAGCTTGTTTTCTGGCTTCCTCGGCAGCTTGTGCCTCAGCTTTTTGTTGAAGTTTAGCTTGTTGGGCTTGTTTCAATCCTTCCAAGCGTCGTCTCTTAATAAACGGTGCGGGCATAATAAGTCTCCATAGGTTAATATCTAAATAAATAGTGTCTCGAAATAAAAAAGCCCCACTCCGAAGAGCAGGGCAGTTTGTCACAGACTAGCTGTTAATTAGAGATCTCTAACAACAACCAAACCGTACATATCAGGACGAACCATTTTCTTCGCATAGCGAGTCATTACGCCTTTACGAGGAACAAAGTCTTCTGGTCCAAAGATTGTAGGTGTAGTTTGCAACGGAACGTATGGAGCGTATACATAACCACTTTCCAAGAAAGAAGAACCGATACGAGCAACCAAGATAACGTTACGTGGGAAGTAAGGATCAACGATAACGTCGAATTTACGATTCAAAGAACCAACCTTAACAGCACCGATATCACCTTTGTCAGCGTCAGCAGTTACATTTGCACGGAAACCAGCAGTGAACTCAAGAACGTTAGCTACTTCAGGAGAGCAAACGATATGAGTAGCGCCACCACGCAATGTTTTTCTGTGGATTTGAGCAGATACGTCATTGATTGTTTCAACCAAAGTCTCATACCATTCAGAAACAGTACCAGTGAAGTCAGGAGCACCAGAAGCACCAATTTCAGCACCAGTTGTACGGTTTACGAACAATCCGGGAGAACGAGACCAGTACAATGTAGCAGCAGTTGCACCATTTACCAAGTCAGCCAAGATTTCACGATCAATTTCCAAAGCAATTTGCTCAGACAAGATAGAAGTCAACTCAACCTCAGCGTCAATGTTGTGGTAAGCGTTCAAGTCTTGACCCAATTCTGGAGTCCACTTTGCTTTCAACTTTTTGGTTTGAGCTGTGATTGCGATTGAATCAACCTTGATATCGATCTCTGGAATACTTTCGTTTCCTTCCAAAGCATAGTTGTATCCAACAACGGCTCCGCGACCGTTGCTTGTAGAGCCAATATCGTCTCTCTGTACGATAGAAGCAGTAATGTTCGCAGCTTCAGCAAGTGTGCCGGGGTTGATTTGAGTAGCACCTGATCCAGAAGGAGCAGATACGAAGAACAACAATTCACCTTCAGTTACAAGACCAGTTGCAGCGTCAGCAGCAGAAGCACGACGAGTTAAACGACGAACCAAAGAGCCAGCAGCAGTAACAGAACCACCAATACCAGTTTGGCCGGTCAAAGAAGCATTGTTAAGAACGAATGGCGATACGTTTTCAAAGTCAGGATTTTCTGAACTGAAAGCTGCTGCTGCGACGGCGAATACAGCTACGGCTTGAGAAGTCGCCGCTCCACTAAGAGCTAACAAGTCTGCATCGTATCGAAGAAGTTTCTTCTGAGCATCTGACGCAGTATCAAGATCAATTGCTTGAAGGTCAAAATTACCTGTTGCAATTTCAACATCTTTTGTAGGTGAAGCGTAGGCATAACCAACTTGACCATCTCGACCGGGACCCGAGAAGCCTTCCTTGTTTGATCCTATAAGATCAACACCACCAGTGACTTCAGAAGCAACTTGATTAGTACCATAGATTGAGGCGTCAACAGCGTTTCCTAGGCGATCAGTAGCAGAGAGGCCATCTCCAATATTTGCTCCGAAAGTGAAATCCAAGAAGAAGATCAATCCAGAAGGCAAAGACATTGGTTGAACAGATACCAAATCGTTAGCGATTAAACCAGCGAATACACGACGCACGATTGGGAAAGCAACAGCAGCGAAACCTTCAACGTCGCCAGAAGTCATTGTGTTAGCTTCTTTCAACAAAGATTTTGCTTGGTTTTCCAACAATACGGCCATGTTTTGTTGTTGAGCAGCATTCAAACCTTCTAAAAGACCAGTTTGAGTCCACTTGTTAAGCAGAGCAGCACCTTCTTGTTG